CGGCCTGATAGTTGTTTGCTGCCTGTGTCGCTGGAGCAGTTTGATTGTACATACTAGCACTTAGGCCAGATGGTACTGGAGCCGAAACCGACGACATTGTGACGTTGTTGTTTGTCAGAATCTCGTTAGATTTTTCGGTCAGGGTTACCGGAACAATTTCTTGTTTCGGATCGAGGGCTGTTTGTTCAGCCTGTTCGGTTTGTGCTTTTACGAGTTCTTTAGATAGTGCGTCACCGGTTTTGCCTGTCAATACTGCCATCTAGTTATCCCCTACCTTTTGTCCAAAGCTTTGTCTAGCTTGTCTTCTACGCGGTGCAAAGCTTCCATGACACGGCGCATATCATCACGCACATCGTTGCGAGTCGCGTAATCTTCACGAGTCTTGTTTAGCAAGATCTCTACGCGCTTCTGTTCTTTGGTTATTGCGTTTGCCCACCAAGCACCACCTGCAAGGATCAAACCGACGAGCATGTCTATGAGGTTGTGCATTTCCATCTATTAAGCTGGTGTTTCTTCAGCAGCAGCTTCGGCAGCAGCAGCTTCGGCAGCAGCAGCTTCGGCAGCAGCAATTGCAGCTTGTTCTGCATCATAAGCAGCTTGCCAAGCGTCCACACAAAACTGGTACGGTGACAAGTCACTAATAGCTGTATTGCTTGGAGTGTTGTTTACATCTTTAGTTTCAAGATCACCGCTTGATGTGTCCCACTGCAAAGCGTGAAAGTTATCAGGCAATGCAGACAAATCTAAGCCTATGTAAGCAACGCCATCTTTCACGACGGTTCCGTCTTCTTTGATTATTGAAATTTTCATTGTTTTACCTCTATCAAGTCTATAAGGTTTGGTTTTTGTATTTTGGTTAACAACTCGTGGCTCTGTTCACTCTGTCTTACCATCTCATTACGGAAGCTTTCTACAGCAGATCCTGTTTGACGAGACTGTTGCGCGTTTTCTATTAACATAATAGGCAACCATGCAACTGCACACCCAAACTCATCAATCTGCTTTCCTGTGTTTGGGTCAGTTCCAGCAAGTTTTACAAACCAAGCACAGTCTAGTTTCTTGCACGGTTTAAAGCTATTGAGTGGGCAATTGTCTTTGATCTCTAGCTGCATACTTAGTCCTTTGTTGCAATAATTACATCGACGTAGTTTACGTTGATTGCCGCTGTGCCGCCTGAGAATGTGGCTGCCAATGAGTGATTGTGTGAGCCGCCGCCGCCTGTTGCATTGGTAGACACTACGCTTTGATAACTGCCATCCGGCAAATCGGTTCTATTAAGGCCTGACGTACCGGGAAAACCATTATTTGCTAGGTTAATGCTATGGCTATGTGATGGCATCTGAGAAGTAGACAGCGTATGAGAACCAGTAGAACCAGAAATCGTACCCGTTACAGTTGGTGTTGCCAGTGCTGTTGAAAATGCAGAAGAACCACCCGTACCTACCGTACCGTTAACAATACGAATGGCTTTATCATTGTGAGTAGTATCTTTTGTCCAACCCGTTGGTGCAGCGGTTTGCTGAAACAACATCTTTGTTCCTGAAGGTGTACCGCTTGCAGCTAGCGTTGTGGCAATAGTTACATTACCAGAGCCATCTATATTTGTTGCTGAACTGGTTACATCGCCTGAAAGAGTTATTGTACGAGTTGTTGCCCACTTGGTCGCTGTTGCAGCGTTACCAGTACAGCTTCCAGAACTACCACTTGCATTGCCTGTGAGGTTTGCAGTAATTGTTCCAGCACTAAAGTCGCCACTACCGTCACGAGCAACAATCGTGCTTGCTGTGTTTGCGTCTGTTGCATTCGAAGTAACGGTGAATGTAGCACCCTCTGCGCTTGCAGAGCCGGATAAACCAGTGCCTGATACTGCACCAGCAGCCACGTAGTTACCAGTCGTGTCTGTACCAAGTGCAACAGAGTCAGGTTGAATTGTGGCAGTTCCTGTTACGTTTCCAGAACCGTCAAAAGAAGCTGATGTCCAGACTACGTCACCTGTCATACCGATAGTGCGACCTGTTGCAAGAGCCGTAGCCGTAGCCGCGTTTCCTGTCGTGGAAGAAGCTGTAGTAGCATTACCAGACAAGTTAGCCGTAATCGTCCCTGCACTAAAGTCACCGCTGGCATCCCGCGCCACGATGGTACTTGCAGTGTTCGCATCTGTCGCGTTAGACGTTACGGTAAATGTTGCACCTTCAGCCGAAGCAGAACCCGACAAACCGACGCCCGATACTGCACCTGCAGAAACATAGTTACCGGTGGTCTTTGTTCCTAGCGCAATCGAATCATTAGCAATTGCGGAAGCTGTTACAGCCCCCGCAGCAAGACCAGCAGATGTAATCGGCGGTCCTTCGCCTACAGTGCCATCGTGCGAATGGCCTGTTGAAGCATTAAAGGCAGCTTGAACGGCATCAAATTCGCCGTCCAAATCCGCCGCATCAATTACGTTACCATCTGCAATGTTATTCGCAGAATCGTTTCTTACGTATCCTGTACCCATTGGTTATCTCCTTCCATATAATGCGTACTGGACAGTCGCAGCATCTATGGTAAATGTTGAGTCGGTTGTTTGTCCTAGTGTTTCATACAAAAGTGAAACGGTGAAACCAGATCCCGTAACAGGAACCTGATAAATTGCACGTTGTTTTGTCCCGAACGTTGCGGTTCCAAATACACCTGCGCCGTATGTCACCGATGCGCCAGTAGCATTACTTAACGATATTGGAAGCGGCTGCACAGAACCTACTTGGTCAAAGTCGTATTTAACAGAAAGTTGAACATCAAATATTCCATCTGCATCAAAATACGTTGTGGCTTTGTAGAGTGTCTTGCGAAGATTTGGATCTTGCAAGGGAACAAACGGAGTAGCAAATGTTGCTGTTATGTTTGTTCCGTCGAACGTGTTTCCTTGTTCCATCCGATACACGTAGTCATCATCGCCACCAAAGAATATATACTCTGTACTTCCATCATATTCACTATACGAAGAATATACTTTAAATCCACGCAAGTCATTCCACGAAATAGATTCCTGAAGCTGCGTTCCTGCAATTCCTTTTGAGGCGGATGGTTGATAAGAACTGTTGTATCCAAATATTCTATATTGGCTTTTTTCACGTATTACACAGCTTGAAAAAGTAGAACTTGTCCGTACTAAATCAAGTACCTCAGTCTGAATTGGTTTTGAAATAACACCTAATCCAAAGTCTCCTGTTCTATCTGTTGCGGAAAACAAACGAAGGCCGTCTGGCCCTAAAAACACTATGTCGCCGCCGATCTCTTGGATCGTGTCTGCCTCTACACAACCAAGATCACGGGAAACGGGCTGAAGAACAAAGTCTCCTACACTAGACCCTACAAGACGATTAATCCGATTCTCGCTAAAAATAATAAGCTGCTCACGAAATACTATTAAGCCTGTCACTTCGTCGCCTACGTTTATTATACCACCACCAGAAGCACTTGTAAAGTCTTCATCTTCATACGGTGCAGAAAAAAGAACATTGTTACCGTTTGCAATAAATATGTGGTTCTTAAAATTGACTACGAAATCGGAGCCGGTAAAGTCGGAACTGAGAGAAGTTAATTCTTTAAAGGTAGTTCCATCGAACGTAAACGGCTTGTTTGTTCCATCCACAAGCATGATCTTTTCGGTGCCGCTGAAGTTATACTTTAAAAATCTAACTTTACTTGCGCCAGCATTTAGGTTTATACCTGTGCTGCTAAAGGCAGCGTTATCAGTAACCTCTGTCCAACCGCTGCCAGTTGATCTAAATAGACCGTCGTTCTGTGCAGCGTATACATTTCCACCGTAATACATCAAACCCCTGATAGGACCAGTGTTTCCGATGTTGTTGGTATCGTACTTGCTATAACCTTCAATCCGACGATAGCCGCCCGACTGTGCCGGTTCAAAGTTACGTAAGATACGTGCAGATCCCGGAGCACCTAAACCGTGCTGCAAAGGAGACAGGTTTGTAATTAAACCGCCCTTGAGTTCAAAGGCGTTGGTAGTCCAACGATCTGGCATCTAAACCGCCCTTGCGTAGATATTTTCATTCACGTTTTGCGTACGCATACGTTTCATCCCGTCTTCAAACTTTTGAAATGACGTACGTGCAGATTCAATATTGTCACGGAACATATAAGCATAGTACATACCACCGTCTACGATAACGTGTCGGTATCTGTACGGAATTGTCGGTACGTCCGTGTCGTTTACCAAGTCTGCAGGGTACATATAGTATTCGTACTTGATAGAGTACGCAGCATCCGGGATGGGTGCAAAGATTATATCGCTGTCTTGTGCTCTCACTACGTACTCAGGTGCAGATCCCTGACTTGCTAATTTGTATTCGTCATCAATAAACCGACTTACGTATTCATCGTAGGAAAGCTGAGTTAATCGACGTGCACTTTCGACAAGCGGGGTAGTGCTTCGCTGTAAACGTACAGTGTCAAAGTCGATGTACTTAGCGTTTGCTGGCAGTGGATAACGTAGCTGTCCTGCAGTCATAGTTATGGTGTCAAAATTATGATTGAAAGGCCACTGAAAATGTGATTGGTTGATATCACGAACAGCCGCATTTACAGAATCCTTTAGTTGAGAGTACACTCCTATAGCAGTAGGAAACTGTGCGGATGTTAATTCAGTCTCATTTAACCGGCGACATATATCATTTGTTAGTCCTAAAAAATCATATGCCATCTAGTTTTTCTCCACTACACGAAGTCTAACTTCTTGTTCTATTACGGTTGCATCGCTTGCTGTCATACGGCAAATAATGTTATAGACCGAAAAGTCCGTTCCTAAACCTAAGTACAAGGTAGCCACTGTGTTTGTATTTGTGCTGCTAATATACTGCAGTCCGTCAACAACTTGAGTTGGACTCCAGACAGCGAATGCTCCGGCTGTATATATTTTCCACACAATGTTATCAATTGTGTTATTGCCTAGCTGAGATCGCCAATCTATAGAGTAGTCTATAACATCGTTGGGATCTTTATCTTGCCACTTTAAAGCCATACTATGCTGCCCTTCGAGATGTTTGTTCTTGTATTAGACGTACTGCTCTCGCTTTAGAGAAATTCTCAGGATCAAATACGGTAATAACACCAGTTGAAGTGGGTGTTCCGATGTTGCCTGTTGCTTGAACACTTTCAACAGCTTCACTAACCTGCTCTTCGAGGGTATGAGCAGAACCGATAGCTTGCACACCAGTTAGTGTAGCAGAGTTACCAATTCCTACCTGATTAATAAAGCCTGTTGCAGACACCCCGACAAGAAGTTCTTCTGCCGGAATAACAATTCCGTTTTGTATTCCAGTGCCTTGTACACCCGTGACCGTAATAGCCACATTAGGTGAAACAGTTCCGATAGAGCCTGTAGCCGATACGCTGTTTAAGTTCTCTCCAACATCAACTTCGAATCCATTGATTTGAATAGGAGATATTGAACCGGTTGCTTCTGTGCCGTCAAGCTGGACTATGGCAAAAGCCACGCCGTATTGGGCTTTTCCGTATTCGCCAGTACCGTACACTGCAACATATGCTGCGTCATAATTCACAGTAATACGGTTGCCCATAGCATCACCGTGTACAGTACAGTAGTAACGTAAGCTTCCGGGTGTAGCAGCGTCTACAACGATTTGAACCTGTGCACCGCTAGTTCCGGGTGTTCCAGTGACAGTTACGCCGTCACTGAAAGTATTACCAAGCGAGTCTTTAAACCTTAAAGGGTGCCCTGCATTGCTGCTATCTGAAAGGTCGAAAGTATACGTACTGCCCCGATTAAAGGTTAGGGCTGGTTTTGCAACTCCCCGTATATAGTAAACGTTTCCTGATCCGTCGTTAGCCACAGTAACAGCGTAGGTATTTAACAGAGTTGCAACTGACCCTGCAGAGGCTGTTGCAGAAACAGAGTTTAGTGCCTCTACTGTATCATTGGCAAAAGAAAGCTGCCCAACTTGTCCTGTTCCAATCACACTTTCTGCAATCACCGATAAAGAAGCGTTGGCTGCGTTTATGGAAGCTGTGGCACTTACTCCTGATACAATTACTACGCCCGATGCAACTCCGTAAGAAGCTGTACCGTACTCGCCAGAACCGTAGATTGCGTCAGAAGCACTGAAAAAGGACATAGCCTACCCTTTAAGCAATGCGAATTACAGCGTTGCTTGCATCTGCAGCAGGGAATTGAATTGTAAGGTCACCAGCAGTAGCAGAAACAGTTCCGCCAAAGTCAATAACCGCAATTGCAGCATTAGATGCAGCAGTGTTGTAGATGATACAACCGTCAGCAGAAGTGGTTACGTTTGCAAACACTTCGTCAGCAAAGTCAACGATTGCAGTGGTTCCGTCTACAGAAATTGTGGCTGAGTCGAGAGCCTGACCACCAGCCGTGTAGTTGGTGCCGGTTGCTTCGTCTGAGTTACCAGTTACGTCTGAATAGTTGGTTGTTGTCGCATCGTAAGTTCCTGATGGGGAAGCCTTGATGAGAGCAAGTTTGAGTGAATCTGTGTCTAGGTCGTGCGTACCGCCCAAAAGTTCAGACTTGAACGATGTACACATTGCTGTGGTAATTGCCATTGGGTTACTCCTTCAGGGCAGTTTACAAGGAAGTTTCGAAGAACTCCTCAAGGGATATTGAAATATTTACGGAACTATTTGCGCTTGCAAGACCCCGTAGTTTGTCACCACCAATCAGATACAAAGGGTAATCTGTAATCTGTAGTAACGAATTTGCTGGCAGTTCGACTGTTTCAGCAAGAGTGTGATAAGTTGTGGTCGAGGCTTCGTACCAATCTAAGCTAAACGTAACCGACGAGCCGGAAGCATTGTTAACATAGATGCTGTTTACGTCGGTTGTGAAACGTGTTGGAACCGTGTAGATGTCTTGATTGCTTGTGGTGAGTTCCAGAGCAAGGGTGCGTTTTTTACGTTCAGCCATCTCTAGTTCTCTATGTAAATAATATCAAAGGTTGCGGCAACTCTAAGGTCGGCGTTGGAACTATCTGCTATTGCCCGAAACTCGATATCAGTTT